CTGAATAGTTGTGAAGTGCTCTGCGATCTTCTTCGCTGTGTCTCTGTCTAGTGTACTCATAAGAATGATTCTCATCTAGGGGTGGCTTCGGTCCCCGTCTCGCCATGTGTGTAGTAAACTACAGATTGCCCCAGCTGTAAACCGTAAATATTTCACACGTTTGGACTATTGACCGCTCGTGTCATTCCGTGTTAGTCGCGTGTGTGCGTGATATAGAAGGCTCGCGTAGCAACAATCGTGCCAACTATAGGGACCAACACAGGTCCACACACTTGTCAACCCATGCAAACATCATGCCAAGTTGCCCCGTGTTGCCCCATGCAAGAACCGTGCCAACTCTTGGGGCTAACACAAGGCGCGACCCGTGTCAAACCCCTAGAAAAACATGGGGCGGGGGAGGGGTTGACATGTGTTGTACTTTTGTAGTAGCCACCTAGACACAAAATAGGTCAAAATTAGGAAAATTACCCCAAAATTAAGCCCGTGTAACCCGTTGATTTTACTCATGTTTGTACTTCTACTGCTTTTACCTCTAAAATAGCTTGACTTTTGTGTCAACTTATGTTATACTATTGGCATATTGAGGGATAATTTTAGTTATGACCGCTGAAATCAAAAAAAGAGGTCGTGGCAGACCCCGGAAGTCCGAAGTAGCCGCTGTAAAACCCGGAAATAAGGGTCAAGTAGGCCGACCAAAGGGTGACGCAGCGATAATTAATGAGTACAAGGCTAGGATGTTGGCTAGTCCTAAGTCTCGTAAGGTCCTAGAGACAATTTTTGATGCTGCTTTGGACAATGACCACAAGAATCAGGCTGCTGCTTGGAAACTTGTGATGGACCGTATACTACCAGTAGGTGCTTTTGAAAAGGACGTAGTCAAAGACACCGGTAGAAACGCCATACAAATCAATATTACAGGTGTCGGTACTGCCGAAGTAACTACTCCAGACGATATCATAGAAGGAGAAGTAGTAGATGGGTCTTAAGCACTTCAAAAGAGAAGAGTTTGACTGTCAGGTCACTGGCACCAACAACATGGAACAAGAGTTCCTAGAGAAGTTAGACCAATTGCGGGGTGCATGTGGCTTCCCGTTTGAGGTAACGTCTGGTTACCGTCATCCAACTCAGCACCCTATTGAAAGAAAAAAGGAAGTGCCGGGGACACATGCCCAAGGGATCGCGGCTGACATAAAAATAACAAATGCCGCCCACCGCTACGCTATTGTGGCTAATGCTCTGAACCTTGGTTTTACTGGTGTGGGTATTGCTGATACGTTTGTACATGTGGACACTAGGGGTACTACTCCAGTGATTTGGTTGTACTAATGCTTCATACAAAACACATTACGTTAACAGATGCTACTGAACAGACGCTGTTTACTATACCAACAGGCTATACGGTACACATTGTGTATGTTTTTATTGCCAACCACGGCGGCAGTACAAACCAAGTAAGTCTTTGGTGGGAGACGGGCGGTGTAGACCAAATGTACTTCTTTGACGGTACTAGTATCGGTGCAGGAAATAAAGAAGTGTTAGGCGGTCAAAACGACAAAGGCATCTTTGTTTTGCACAATGGAGATACTGTAAAAACTCAAGCATCTTCAGCAACAGGACAGATGGAAGTAGCAGTTACCTTTGAGCTTTTAGAAAGACCAACAGCGTTTAGTAACTTCAATGGATCTTAATATAGAACTACTGCCTTGGCAACAACAGGTCTGGGCAGACGAAACAAGATTTAAAATAGTAGCTGCTGGGCGACGTACGGGTAAGTCTAGGTTAGCAGCATGGATGTTAATCGTTAACGCACTACAGGCAGACAAAGGACATGTATTTTACGTCGCACCTACTCAGGGACAAGCCAGAGACATCATGTGGACCACCCTTCTCGATCTCGGGCATGAAGTTATCAGTGGTAGTCATGTTAATAATCTTCAAATTAAGCTTATTAATGGAGCCACTATCAGTCTCAAGGGAGCCGACCGCCCCGAAACTATGCGCGGAGTTAGCCTCAAGTTCCTAGTAATGGACGAGTACGCTGACATGAAGCCTGAGGTATTTGAGCAGATCCTGAGACCTGCTTTGGCTGACCAAAAAGGATGTGCAATGTTCATAGGGACACCTATGGGCAGGAATCATTTTTACGAGTTATACAAATATGCGGAGTTAAGCAATGATCCGACGTACGCTGCATACCACTTTACTTCTTACGACAATCCATTGCTGGACCCGGACGAAATTGATATTGCTAAAAAGTCTATGTCTTCTTATGCGTTTCGCCAAGAGTTTATGGCGTCTTTTGAAGCGCGTGGGTCAGAAATGTTTAAGGAAGACTGGGTACAGTTTAGTGAAGATAGGCCCGAAGTAGGAGATTATTACATTGCAGTTGACTTGGCAGGATTTGAAGAAGTCAACAAAAAGAAGACTAAGAATTCTAAACTTGACGACACAGCGATCGCAGTGGTTAAGGTCAATGAGCATGGTTGGTATGTTGACAATATCATATACGGTCGATGGTCACTTGACGAAACAGCAGCTAAGATATTTCAGGCCGTTAGAGATTACCGTCCCATATCGGTGGGAATCGAAAGAGGTATTGCTAAACAAGCCGTCATGTCACCTCTGATGGATCTACAGAAGCGGTACGGAACATTCTTTAGAGTAGAAGAGTTGACACACGGTAACAAGAAAAAGACCGACAGGGTAATGTGGGCGCTACAGGGGCGCTTTGAAAATGGGTACATTACGCTGAACAAAGGAGAGTGGAACTCTAGATTTCTAGACCAACTCTTCCAGTTTCCTGACCCTTTGACCCATGACGACTTGGTGGACGCTTTAGCGTACATCGACCAACTGGCAAATGTAGCGTACGACTACGACTACGAAATAGAAGACCATGATATTTTAGACGTGGTAGCAGGATACTAATATGGCAGAATTTTATGAAAACGACCCGTTGATGATCCAAGAAGCCCTTGAAGACTGGGTCATGAACAAATGTGAGGACTGGCGCGATTATTATGAATCAAATTATGAAGGACGTTTTGAAGAGTATTATAGACTCTGGCGTGGCATTTGGGATCCTGCTGACAGCGAGCGTCGCAGTGAGCGTTCCCGTATTATTTCTCCTGCACTACAGCAAGCTGTTGAGTCTAACGTAGCAGAGCTAGAGGAAGCGACCTTCGGACGTGGTAAGTGGTTTGATGTTAGTGACAACATGGGCGACACTAACAAGCAAGACGTACAGTTCCTTAGGAATAAACTTACAGAAGACTTTGAAGACTGTATGGTACGCAAGGCTGTTGCAGAATGTCTTATCAACGCTGCAGTCTTTGGTACAGGTATTGGCGAAATCGTTATTGAAGAAATGAAGGAGATGGCTCCTGCTACTCAACCCATTATGGGAGGAGATTTGCAAGCAGTAGGAGTAAACATCACTGACCGTGTCAAAGTTAAACTTAAGCCTGTACTACCCCAGAACTTCCTAATTGATCCTGTAGCTACCTCTGTAGAGGACGCTATGGGTGTTGCTGTAGACGAATTCGTAAGCCTACACCATGTAGAACAGCTGCAGGAACAAGGTGTTTACAAAGACGTTTACGTTGGTCCTGCTGCTCCTGACACTGATCTTGAGCCTGACCAAGACATCACTATTTACAATGACGACAAGGTACGACTCACTAAGTACTATGGTTTAGTGCCACGAGAGCTTCTGAATGCCGCTATGAGCGAAGATGACGAAGAAGCAGTACCTGAAGAAGACTCTGAGTCACGTTACGTAGAAGCCGTTGTAGTGATTGCTAACGGTGGTATCTTGTTGAAGGCAGAAGCCAATCCCTACATGATGACAGACCGTCCTGTTGTTGCGTTTCCTTGGGACGTAGTACCCGGACGCTTCTGGGGTCGTGGGGTCTGCGAAAAGGGCTACAACTCTCAAAAAGCTTTGGACACAGAGCTACGAGCTAGAATTGATGCACTAAGCCTTACAATTCACCCAATGATGGCTATTGACGCAACTAGGTTACCACGTGGTGCAAAGCCCGAAGTACGTCCCGGCAAAATGGTGCTTACCAATGGAAATCCTAAAGAAGTTCTACAGCCATTCAACTTTGGTCAAGTTAGCCAAATTACTTTTGCTCAAGCCGGAGCATTGCAGCAGATGGTACAGCAAGCAACGGGAGCAGTGGACTCAGCAGGAATTGCTGGCAGCGTTAACGGCGAGGCTACTGCCGCTGGTATTAGTATGTCTCTTGGCGCTATTATTAAACGTCACAAGCGGACACTGATTAACTTCCAACAGTCGTTTCTAATTCCGTTTGTCAAGAAAGCTGCTTATCGGTACATGCAGTTTGACCCAGAAAACTATCCTGTTGCGGACTACAAGTTTAACGCAAGCAGCACTCTTGGTATTATCGCTAGAGAATACGAAGTAACCCAGCTTGTACAGCTGTTGCAAACCATGGACCGACAGTCACCGCTGTACAACACATTGATTCAAAGTATTATTGACAACATGAACTTGTCTAACCGTGAAGAACTGTTGGCAGCCATGGCTCAAGCAATGCAGCCTAACCCACAGCAACAACAGCTAGCTCAAGCAGCACAACAAGCACAACTGGAGTTCCAGCAGTCCCAGACAGCGGCTTTGGCAGCGCAGGCTCAAGAGTCACAAGCACGTGCTGTTAAGTTGGCTGCAGAGGCTCAAGCAGTGCCGCAGGAACTAGAGATTGACAAAATTAACGCTATCACCCGAAACCTTCGTGAAGGTGACGCTGAAGACAAAGAGTTTGAACGCCGCATGAGAGTGGCTGATACTCTCCTCAAAGAGAAGCAGATAGAAGGTAGAACCAATGTTAATAACGCAGAAAGAAATGCAACTCCTGCTAGACCAAATCAACAACAAGTTCAGCGACCAGTTCGCCCGGTTGGACCAATTGGAACGCAAGGTGGAGGAACTCAGTAATGCCCAAGTCCAAGGATCCAAAACTAGCACGAGCGGGCGTAAGCGGGTACAACAAACCAAAGCGGACACCTAACCACCCGACTAAAAAGTTTGTAGTAGTAGCCAAAGAAGGCGACAAAACCAAGACCATACGTTTTGGTGACGCCAAGATGACTATTAAGAAAGACCAGCCTGCACGACGGAAGTCGTTTAGAGCGCGTCACAAGTGTGACACAAACCCACCCAGCAAACTCACGGCGAGGTACTGGTCTTGTAAGAAGTGGTAAACACAGCCGTGAGGCTAAAGCACGTCGTGATGACGTTAGGAGAACACAATGCGAAAACTATTAGTAGCAGTAATGCTGCTGTCGTTACAGGCATCAGCAGACACTAAGATTCTCATAGAAAAAGCAGATCAGCAGTACGTAGTCATACCAAGCTGCAACGTATCTGAAGACGTAACTCAAGTAGCAGTACACAAGCTTAGAGTAGGCGCACCAGTATACATGAGACACAAAGGACGACAAGTCCGGTGTACAATAGAAGACTTTTACAAACTTAAGAGTTAATTATGGCTAAAGGTGTAAAACATTATAAGCGTGACGGTACTGAATATACAGGCGGCACACACAAGATGCCTGACGGTTCATTACACTCAGGCAAAACTCACGGAAAAACATCTGTAAAACTTTTCCATTTTGAAGACCTGTCTAAGACAGCAAAGGAGAAAGCTATGCCCGGCTATAAAATGAAACCTAAAGCCAAAAGCCTACCAAAGCGTGGACAACGTGCAGCTACTAACAAAAAGAAAAAGAAGCCAATGCGTCCCGGTGGACAACGAGGTTACTAATGCCAGCTAAACGTAAGAAAGCTAACGACGCTTGTGCGCGCAAGGTTAAAGCTAGGTACAAAGTCTGGCCTTCTGCGTACGCATCAGGTGCAGTCGCCAAGTGCCGCAAGGTAGGCGCTAAGAACTGGGGTAATAAAAGTGGCCGTAAGAAAAAGTAAAAAGGGTGCAGCCCTTAAGAAGTGGTTTAAGGAAGAGTGGGTAGACGTTAAGACAGGCAAACCCTGTGGACGTAAGTCTGCAAAAAAAGGTGAGTCCAAGCGTCCCTACCCCTCTTGTCGTCCTAAGGCTGTTGCCGCTAAGATGACCAAAGCTGAAAAAGCTTCTTCTGCACGACGCAAGACTGGCCCCAAAGCAATCAAACACGCAGTCACAGCTTCAGGCAGACGTAGAAAGTCCACAAGAAAAGCTTGACAACTGCATAAAAGTATGCTATAATAAAACTATAGTTAACAACATTAGAGGAAACTATGACTCCTGAGCTTGAAACCTACTTCGACAACTACAACGAACTCTTCAATCACGAAGGTTTCAAACAACTCTTACAAGAGTTATCCAACAATGCACAACAATTGGCTGACATTCAGACAGTCAAGGACACAGAGGAACTTTTCTTCCGTAAAGGCCAAGTTGCTGCTTTCGCTACTGTAATCAACCTCCAAGGTACTATAGAAGCGGCTAGAGAGCAAGCAGAAGCAGAAGAAGAAGAGCCTGTTGATGTATAAAATTTACGACTTCCGTTGTACTAACGGACATGTCTTTGAAGAAATGGTAGCGAGTAACGTCACAACCAGTAGGTGCGGTTGTGGCGCGAATGCTACAAAAATGGTATCTGCCCCGTCTTTTCACTTAAATGGTTCCGATGGTTCATTCCCCGGCGCTCACATGAAGTGGGTCAAAGAGCACGAAAAAGCAGGTCAAAAATAAACACATCTCCACAATGATAACGATCACGGAGTTTAATTATGTCTAGAGCAACGATTCTAGATCCCCGTCCTGAAGAGGAAAACGCGGATCAAATCGAACAAAACGAAGTAGAAGAGATTCAACAAGAACAAGTTGAGCAACCTCAGCCAGAAGAACCCAGCTTACCAGAGAAGTACCAAGGTAAGTCTTTAGAAGACGTAGTCAAGATGCACCAAGAAGCTGAAAAGCTACTGGGTCGTCAGTCTTCTGAGGTAGGCGAACTTCGTAAAGTTGTGGATGACTACATCAGTACTCAAACACAACCCATAGCACCTCAACAGCAACACGTTGAGCCTGAAGACGATATAGACTACTTTACAGATCCTCAAGCAGCCGTCAATCGTGCTATTGAGAATCACCCTAAGATTAGAGAAGCACAGCAGTACACTGAGCAGTACAAGAAGCAGTCGTCACTAGCTACGCTTCAAGCCAAGCATCCAGATATGCAAGAGATCCTTAGTGATCCAAAGTTTGCAGAATGGATCAAGGCGTCTAAGATTAGGACTCAGTTGTTTGTAGCAGCTGACCAGCAGTACGATGCTGACTCTGCGGACGAACTCTTCTCACTCTGGAAAGAACGGAAGACAGTAGCCCAGCAGACTGCCCAAGTTGAAAAACAGGCACGTAAGCAGACACTTAAGGCAGCTAATACAGGCAACGCACGAGGCACTGGTGAAGGAGCACGTAAGAAGGTATATCGCAGGTCCGACATTATTAAACTAATGAAAACAGACCCTGAGCGTTACCAAGCATTGTCAGACGAAATACTACAAGCTTACGCGGAGGGTCGAGTCAAGTAATCTAAAAGGAGATTAATCATGGCTGGCGAAACTTCCGGAACCTACTTCACAGCGAATGCTGTAGTAGACAAAACAGCAGCAGGTACTTTCATTCCAGAAATCTGGAGTGACGAGATCATTGCTGCATACC